GAGAACAAGTGGGTGGTGGATCGAATTGTGGGTTCCATGGAATATGAAGGTCAGGGGTATGAAAGGTGTGATATCACCCGGGTGGAGGATGATAACTGGTTTGGTGATGAGGACGAGTGGTTTAAATAGATAGTTCGTATATTGAATTATATTTAAAGATAAAGGTTATGAATAATACATTTGTGTATAAGGGAATTTTGGTAATGTTTGATAATGAGATTGGTTACTTTTTTCACCTGGATGGGTGTAAGGTAAGTTTTAAGGTAAAACAGAAATGTTTGGATTTTATTTCAGGACTTAGTGATAATAAATAAAGTTCGTATATTGAACCATAATTAAAAAGATAAAACGTTATGACAGCTAGAGAATTTGCAGAGGCATGTGATTTGTTCCAACAATTTGGAAAAATTAAAGATATTGATTTTGATGATGAATTGGCTGATGAAACAGTTGATTCAGTACTACAACTAAAAATCAGATGGATTAATTTTGAAGGCAACTATGTTGTGTTAGGTAAACTGGAAAGTTTTGGATGTGATTGTTGTGGTTCATATTGGGATGAGGAAATATATGATTTGGATGACCTGGCTAGGGATGGGTATCTTGGTGATGTGGTTTTTATGTTGAATGGGGTTCTTGATAAAAAAGGAATAGCAGTTTAAATAAACATTTCGTATATTGATTCATAATTAAAGATAAAAGATATGATAAGTGGTTTAGTTTATGTTTTGTTGTTACTTGGAGTAGTAAAATGTATTGAGTGTTTATTTAATGTTTTAGATTGATATGACAGTAGTATTGTTAATGATGATTGGATTAAATGTTGTCTTGTGGAGTGGAATTATTAAATATACTTTAAAGAAATAGTATGACAGTGGTATTGTGGATATGTGTTTTTGCCCTTGCTTATATTAAATATATAGTGTTAAAGGGAAGATGTTAATTGAAATAGAGTTCGTATATTGAACCATAATTAAAGATAGATAAAATGGTTGATTTAAAAAATGTTATTAGCTTAATTGAAATTAAGTTTTTGAAAAAAGTAAGTAGTATCTTAAGGGAAGACGGTAGTAATAAACGTTGGATAGTTATGTTTGAGGGAGAAACCAAAACCAAATTTATTCAATTAGACAATAAGGACTTAGAGATAATAAATCAATTTCGTATATTAAAGTATAATTAAAAAAGCAAAAAATTAAGGTTATGAAAAATGTAAATGTAGAAACAGCAAAATTAGGTCGTCCAGTTAATTCAAACAGTGCTCGTCAAATCCGTTTGGCAGAACTAGCAGCCAAAAAAGCAGCGGGTGAGGGTAAGCAAGGCCGTCCAGTTAATCCAGATAGTGTTAGACAACAAAGGCTAGCTGAACTAGCGGCTAAAAAAGCCAATGGTGAACTTAAGCTTGGACGACCAGTTAAAGCCGATAGTGTAAGACAGATCCGATTAGCGGAACTAGCAGCCAAAGCAGCAGCCAATGGTGGAGCCGTTAAGCGTGGACGCCCGGCTAAAGCTAAAGTGGAGGCAGAATCCATTGAATTGGTAGAATTAATAGCTGCCAATGGTGGTATAGAATAAATAGCCCCCAACATATGGTCAGGTGGCGGAATTGGTAGACGCACTCCCCAAGTGAGAGAGCTCCTCTAGAAATCACTCAAATAAATAAGGGGTTACAGGTTCGAATCCTGTCCTGACCACAATTAAAAGACAACGCTTCATAACCGTTTATCTTCCACTTGGAGCCCGAGCAACCGGGCTTTCGGTGGCTATGGAATATGGTTTATGGAGGTAAGTTCGTATATTAAAACCATAATTAAAGATAAAACACATGGATTTAATTTTCAACATATTAAAAATAGGTCAAAGGATAAAAACCATCCACCCTAACCCATCTTTCCATTACATGATAGAGGGTACAATAATAGATGTTTTAACCCCAACAACATATGAAGTTGAATCTTTTGATATAATGGATGGATATGAAGTTAAATTAACTTATGTCATAATTGAGGATTCAAAATATGAATTAATAGATTAACCCAGCATAAATAACCTAACGTAAAATCAAACCATATGAGCGCATACACATTTGTAGAATTAAACCAACAATCCATCCTCAACATTGATGGGTGTCTAACCGAAACCGCTAACATTACCATCCAACAAGCCGATGGGCGCTTGGCGTTCTATTACTTTGAAGATGGTGAGCTGACTCATAGCAAAATTGGCTCTTAAAAAAATTGACCCGCAAGATCCACCCTCCTAATAGGGGTGGTCTGGGGTACGTACGCCGGGCGTATATATATGGTATATAGTAGGTAGTATGGCCCCACGCGCGCCGGTGTCAATATGGTGGGGGTGGTGGGGGGAGTGGACTTGTATGCACACATATAACTCTTACAATCTTTACCCATCGACTTATATATCCTTATATACCAAACATACATACCCACAAATATATCCACGTTTCCGGTTTTGCCAAAGTTTTAAAAAATCCAAAATCCACAAAAAGAAGATCTTTAAAATTTTTCCACCTTAGAGCAAAGTATATTTGGATATACAAGATATTGTTCGTATATTTAATCATATTAATAATTAAAAATAAAGGTCATGGATAAGTTACTTAAAAACCCGTTTAAAGTCATTTTTGGAATAGTTTCCCTAATCACAGGTACTCTAACAGGAAACCCAGTATTTTTCTTCTTTTTTGGATATGCATTTGGAGATATTTTGTTTTCAGAACTAGATAACCAAGAAGATGGAGAATAATAAATCAAACAGTAGTCTAGGATTAGGTACAATATTGTTTTTAATATTCTTAACCCTAAAGTTAGCTCAAATAGGCCCTGTTCAATATTGGTCTTGGTGGTGGGTGTTTTCCCCAATTTGGATTCCCATTATTGCAACAATAATACTTATTATAGTTGCTACGATTATTAAAAAATAAAAAATAAAGGTTATGTCAAATATAAAACGAATAGATGAATCCGTAGCCCACACCTATATTTCAGTGGAAGAGGATTTTACCAAATCAGAACCAGCTTTTTATACGTTAACACCAGATTCTGAAAAACCTGAATGGGATAAAGTAACGTATTATACTGCTCGTAGGAAAAATCTGTATGAAAATAGGGAAGGTGATGGTGATTCTTGGGTTTATGTATTAACCAATAGAACTATGCCAAATTTGGTTAAAATAGGCTTTACGGAAAAAACACCGGATAAACGCGCAGAACAGGTTTCTCGTGGAACGGGCGTACCTGTTAAGTTTAACGTTGAATTCGCGTTTAAATGCTTTAATGCTCACGCTTTAGAGATTGAGCTTCATAAGTATTTAAAGGATTATCGGGTAAATAATGATAGGGAATTCTTTCAAATGTCTATTGAACAGGCTAAAGAGGCTATTTTAGAGTTAGGTCAAAGATACAAATAATCATAATATTTATTGGCGAATAATTGTCCACCATATCTTGTATATATGTATATTAGGAGTGAGGTGGGGTAATAAAAAATAATCATGGGTGAAATTCAAAATATAGAGGACGAATTAATTGATTTGAAAAATCAACTTATTGCAATTTCTTATGTTAAAGAAGAGGTTTGGGCTTACCATCCTTCAAATCCATACTTTATAAATCCTATTTCGCTTTATGAATCTTTAAATGTTGAGATCAATAGTCTTGAGCGCAAAATCGATGAATTAGAGTTTAAATTAAACTCAATAAATTAAAAGTCATGGATATGGATTTAAGTAGGTTTTTTTCATTTTTTAACAACAGGCCCCAAGAAGAGGAGATTTCGGAGAATTTAGATACTTTTAAGAAAACTCCATTATTCAAAATTGGAATGTTTACCAAACTGATTATGAATGGGATGAGTTTTAAAAAGCAAGTTATAGCTTTTTTTGAGAAATCTTCTGATGATATGGACATGGATGGTGTTGATTTGGCTGGGGAGTTTATGATGTACCATAGATCCTGGTATTGGATAAGCCAGACAGATTTAACAGATGAAGTATGGCTTAATGATTTAAGAAGATCTAGTGATGATGAGTTTTTAACTGCCCTAAAACTTTCCATACATTACTTTGAGGAGAATGAAGAGTTTGAAAAGTGTGCATTTATAAAGAAAATTCAAGATTTTGTTGAAAATTACTTGGAGGTGGTAAAATAGGTTTTGTATATTGATCATACGGGGTTTTTAAACCCTAGATATATGAGAAATAAAGTTAGATAAATGTGGGATAATGTTGTCCCGGTTATATATAAATCAAATGAGAAATAAAGAGTTAGCATTGCGTCGTATTCAAACAATACAAGGACGTTTAAAACAATTAGATTTTATTGTTAATAGAGGAAGTTCGGAGGAAAGGGTAAATGCTCTAAGAGAATTGAATGAACTTATAAATGATTTACAATCTATTGTTGAAAGAGAAAATTAATAAATAAATAAAAGTTATGAATCTAACAGCCGAACAAATCCAAGAGAATTGGGATGAATTAATGGGGTATATTAATGAATATATTTCCGAACCACGTAAAGAAAAACTATTAGCATTTTATGAAAAATATGCTGATCGTTTAATATTAATGCCTGCTGCGCATAAGAAAGAATACCATAATGCTTTCCCTGGAGGGTATGTAGAGCATGTTTTACGCGTTATTCGATGTGCTATCAAGCAAGCTACATTATGGGAAGATGAAGGATGTGATATGTCTACTTTTACTACTGAAGAATTGATATTCTCAGCACTAAACCATGATTTAGGTAAAATGGGTGATGAATCCGAGGATTCCTATATACCCCAGACAGACCAATGGCGTAAAGATAAGTTAGGTGAGGATTATATGTTTAATACTAAAGTACCATTTTCATCTGTTCCAGATAGAGGGTTATTCCTTTTACAATCTCATGGTATCCAATATACATTTAATGAGATGATTGCTATCCAGACTCACGATGGTTTATATGATGAGGCAAATAACAAGTATTTAAAGAACTTTATGCCCGAGCAAAAACCAAGAACTTCATTACCTTTTATCTTACACCAGGCAGACTTAATGGCAGCACGTATTGAATTTGAACGTGAATGGTTACCAAAGTTAAAAGAAGGAAAAAAGAACTTGGATGGAGGGAAAGGAAATTATACATTGGGGAATAAACCAACCAATGTAAAGAAAACTCCAACCAAAGATAAAGCGTTGGGTTCAATTAAAAGTAATGGTTTAAAAAATTTATTAAATAACATATGATACTTTATATTATAATAATTGTTTTAAGTTTACTAGTTGTATTTTTTGGATTTTCAACATTTAATCTTATGCGTAAGCAAGAAAAAGCAGAAGATGTTCTGGTTTCATACATGGAGTATCTTGATAGACTTTCACGTGCTATTGAAATTTCGGATAAAACATTAAAAGAATTAGATAGGAATGGAACCTTTAAATCAGATGATGAAGTTGGTTTCTTTTTCGAATCTATACAACAAATACAAGATATATTAAATGACTTTAAGGTGATTCGAATCCAATGATGATAACAAAAAAAGTAAGGGAAAAAAGAAGATATTTTACCCAAGAAACAGAAGATGCTATTGTTAGATACAATAGCACTTCTATTATATCCGAGAAAAATAAAATATATGAGGAAGAAATCCATTATGCTTTCTTCAAATTAACTCAAAATATAATCCATACCTTTAAATTCTACCATACCGAAGTAGAAGATTTAGAGCATCTTCAACATGAGATTATAGTATTTTTACTTTCAAAAATCCACTTATTTAATCCTGAAAATGGAGCCAAAGCCTATTCTTATTTTGGAACTATCGTAAAACGATGGTTAATTCTATATAACGAGAAAAATTATAAGAAGAAAGTCCAAAAATCATCTGTTGAAGATCTTGAAAAAGATGAAAACCATTCCTATACTCTAGAGGGTGGTCCTAGCAAAGATAAGTTATCTAACTTTATAGATACTTATGTTGATTTCATTTCAGAGAATATTTATACAATTTTTCCAAAAGGTAATGATGCTCAAATTGCCGATGCAGTCTTAGAGTTATTCCGTAAAAGAGATGGTATAGATATTTTTAATAAAAAGGCTCTTTACATTTATATACATGAGATGATAGATGTAAAAACTCCCAAAATAACCAAAATAGTAACTGTTCTACAAGACATATTTAAAAAGAATTACGTATTTTATTTAGAAAATGACTATCTAGATTTTAAAGAATGTACTGCAAGATATTTATAACAAAATCTTTTTATGAGTACTCTAGATAAAAATATATTTGGTAAGAAAAAACTTTCGGATATTTTCCAAGAAATTTACAATAACCAAAAGAAAAAAGAAGAGCAAATTTCTGCTCTTATCAATGAACTTAAACCCCTTATTAATGATATAGGAGATGCTACTTTAGTAGTTCCATTAATTAAAGAATATATGGAGTTGGGAATCCGAAATGATGAACAACTTATTAAAATGGCCACTATTGTTCAACGTGCCTTAGCATCAGAGTCATCAGATGCTGCTGATTTTGGAATGACCGAAGAAGAAAAAGCACAACTACTAGCTGAAGTTAAAAATTTTAACCCACCATCAAAAGATGTCTCATAAGTTTGGCTTTCCTGCTTTAACTAATAGAGCTACAAATGGGAACGCACCAAAGAATTTTTCCGGAGAAAGAAAAAAACCCTTAATAGTACGGGTTACTGATATCATAATGGATGAAAACCATCCATTGATTCAAAATGGTACATATGGTTTAAATTCATTGGGTTTAATAATAGGGTATGGAACTAGACCTAATAACTTTGGGAAAACATATACAGCACTTCCATCAAATTCTAACACTAAAAAATACCCTACTGTAAATGAGCACGTTGAGCTCATTCAAAGCACTATTCCCAATAGTAATGGAATACAATGGTTATACCAAGAACCATTAGGATTATACGGTACATCCACACCTAATGGAAACCAATTCCCTTCAGTTACACAAAACATTACCCCTGCATCTCAAAATTTAGATTACACTCAAATAGGGACAGGAGCTATCAATATTGTAGATAATCAACCACAAGAAATTGTTGTAAATTCTCTTGATAATCCTAGTCAAGCAACATTTGTTGAAAAATCAAACATACACCCTTTAATGCCCTTTGAAGGAGATATAATACATGAGGGGAGATATGGTAATAGTTTACGTTTTGGCTCTACCTCTAAATCACAAAGTAAATATAAAAACAATTGGTCTGAAGGAGGAAATAATGGTGACCCTATCACTATATTGAGGAATGGTCAACCAACTAACTCAACTGATGAAGGATGGATTCCCATTACAGAAAACATTAACAATGATTTATCCTCTATTTACTTAACATCTAACCAGAAGATACCATTTAATTTAGCCCAACCTAATCTAATCTCATATAACGGATCAGCACCAGACCCTAAAACATTTACTTCACCTCAAATAATTCTTAATTCAACTAGAATTATATTAAACGCTAAAACCGACAATATATTAATTAGCGGGCAACAATCAGTTGGTTTATCTTCAATCAAATCAGTGAATATAGATGCGCCTAAAACAGTTATTCAATCGAGTAATATATTTTTAGGGGATAGTAACGCTATTGAGCGTGGAGTAATGGGTGATACATTATACAATAAATTAGATATTGTACTAGAATCATTAATTACATTAGTGAGTGTATTAGAAGTACAACAACTTTGGCCTGGTGGTTTAGCTGCACCTGATGGAGGAATGATGACTACTTCCTCAAATGTTAAAGCTCAATTAACTAATATTAAAACTACTTTAACTGAAATTTTATCTAAAACAGTTAAAACTACTTAATGGAAGATACTAAAACATATAATATAAAAGGGAAAATCTCTTACAATAATGAACCTATTACTGGGGCTAAAGTTGAGGTCAACTCTAATGTAGTTTACAGTGACTCTAGTGGAAATTTTACTATAAATGGGAGTTATATTGATTTATTTAACTTAATTATCACTAAATCAAATTTTGCTACTTATACATACCTCCCCTTTGATTCAAATAATAATATAAAATCTGATTTGGGGGTGATTGAATTAGTTCCTTTACAAATAGATTTAAACCAACAAATAGCCAAAACAGCATCCCTACCAGAATCCTCTATAAAAGCTATTACTGCTTCAAAAACAAATTTTGAAACGTTACAACAAAAAAAATTAAATAATCTATTAACTACATTAACATTTACCTTACTACCTTTAATATTAAAATTAATAGCAAAGTTTGGTGTATCTAATGCTAAAGAAGCACTAGCAAAGAACTTCTCCACCCCTAATTCATGTCCTACCCCACAAGAATTAACGGATATAATTAATAAAAAAAATAAACTAGTTAAACAATTAAATATAGCTTATAAAACAATATCAACAATTACCACAGCGTTAACTGTTATAGAAGCTTTAATAGTTACTTTATCTACTGCTTCTAAAGCAATTCTTTTAAACCCCACACCTGTACCTGCATCTGTAACAGAAACATCTAGTACTATTGATAAACAGATTAAAAAATATAAAACTGTAGTAGAAGTAACATTAGTAACTTTATTAATTTTAAAAGATACATTATCTGAAATTATAAATTATTTGAATTTGTTGGATCAATTTATCCAACATTGTGCTCCTAACTCTACTCAAACACAAGAACAATTATCAACAGAATTAATTGCTCTTACTCAACAGCAAACACAACAGGGTCAACCTGTATATTCAAACGTAAATGGATTTGAAATGGGAGTTGAAACAGAAACAACAGAAAATCCTTTAAAACGTAGAAGAGCTATAGCTAGAAATAAACAAGGTGTAGTCATGTTAAGAGGAGAGTGGTCTTTTAGCTCAATTGATCAGATATTGATAGATGAACTTGTATTTTATATACAAACAAATAATTTAAAAGCCGATTAATTTAATATTTATAACCATATGAAAGCAACAGAACTTAAAAAATTTATTAAAGAAGCTGTTAAAGAAGCAATTCAAGAAGAATTGAAGGACATTTTATTGGAAGCCGTTAAAAATCCAAAACCCGTAATCGTACATGAGTCTTACACTCCTGCTCCAACTACATCCCCTTCAATTCCACCTATTACAATGGATAAAAGACAAGCCTATATGGATGTTTTAGGAGAAACTGCTTTAAGTTTTACCTCAAAAGATGTATCAAGATTTAACCCTGGAGTAAACGCAGACCCTGTAAATGGTTCTTTACCTGAAGGTGAATTAGGGATGGATCAAATAATGAATTTAATGAGTAATAGATAATGGCATTTAATCCCCAACAAATATATCCAATTGATTTAAACGCTAGTAAGGCGGTTGGGGTTGACATTCCTTTTAATGGTAATGCGGTTTTTAAATCAAATTACTTAACTAAGGATGCTATAAAAAATAACTTAATCAATTTCTTCTTAACCAACCCAGGTGAAAGATACTTAAATCCAACATTTGGTGGTGGTTTAAGAGCGTTTATTTTTGAACAAATTACAAGTGATAATTTAGATTTTCTTAGAGAAGATATTAACTCCAAATTAATCAACTATTTTCCAAATGTTCAAGTAAATGATTTAACAGTTACTGGACAAGTAGATACCAATCAAATAACAGTAACCCTACAATACTCAGTAATTAACACAAATATTACTGATAATCTAGAAATCCAATTTTAATAATGGCAACAACTAATAGAGATATAAAATATATAAACAGGGATTTTTCTGATTTCAGACAACGTTTGATTGAATATACTAAAACTTACTTCCCTAACACTTACAATGACTTTTCCCCAGCATCTCCTGGGATGTTATTCATGGAACAAGCTTCATATGTAGGTGATGTTTTAAGTTTCTATTTAGATAATCAATTCCAAGAAAATTTTATTCAATATGCTCAACAAACAAATAATGTATTTGAATTAGCATATATGTTTGGTTATAAACCAAAAACAACTGGAGTAGCACAATCCACTATTGATTTTTATCAACAATTACCTGCTAAAACAGTTAGTGGTTCTGTTATACCTGATTATGATTACGCTATAACCATTGGAGAAAACTCAATAATTACCCCCCAAAACGGATCTCCTTTCATTATCCAAGATAAACTAGACTTTTCAGTTTCCAGTTCACAAGACCCTACAGAAGTTTCAGTCTATCAAATTTCAGGGAATACACCCCAGTATTTCTTATTGAAAAAAAGTAGAAATGCTATTTCTGCAACTGTTAATACACAAACTTTTGGTTTTAATGAACCACAATCATTTCAAACTATAAATATTTCTACTGCAAATATTATAGGAATTTTAGATATAGTTGACTCTGATGGGAATGTATGGTATGAAGTAGATCATCTAGGGCAAGAAATGGTATATAAACCTATATCAAATACTAATATAAATGACCCCAATAATGTTGTTAATAATTTAGTTCCATATATTCTAAAATTAGAAAAAGTACAAAGAAGATTTGCTACTCGTTTTACATCTTTAAATAACTTACAAATCCAATTTGGTTCAGGAACAACAGCTGATAGCGATGAAGAAATTACTCCAAACCCAAATAATGTAGGTTTAGGGTTACCATTTATTAAAGATAAATTAACAACAGCATATTCACCAGCTAATTTTCTTTATACCAATACTTATGGGATTTCACCTTCAAATACAACATTGACTGTAAGATATTTAACTGGTGGGGGTGTTACTTCAAATGTAGCAGCTAACACTTTAACTAACTTAAATAAAGCAAATTCTCAATTTAATAACATAAATTTAAATCCTACCACAGCTAATTACATATTCAATTCATTAGCTTCAACTAACCCTAACGCGGCATCTGGTGGTAAGGGTGGAGATACTATAGAGGAAATTAGACAAAATACTTTAGCATTAGTTGCTTCCCAACAACGTTCAGTTACAGCTGATGATTATTTAATACGTGCTTTGAGTATGCCTTCTGAATATGGATCCCTTACTAAAGCATATATTGAACAACCTAAATTAACTGATGAGCAAGTTTCTACAATTGAAACTCTTAATTTATATTGCTTATCTCAAAACGCAGCTGGGCAATTAGATTATGCTTCTGATTTGTTAAAAAAGAATCTTAGAACATATCTATCTCAATATAGAGTAATTGGAGATAATATTGAAATAAGAGACGCATATATTATTAATATTGGAATTAATTTTGAAATTATAGTTTTACCTGAATATAACAATAATGAGGTATTATTAGCATGTGTGACTGCTTTGCAAAACTATTTTAACATCAATAATTGGCAAATCAACCAACCAATAATGTTAAGAGATCTTTATATTCTATTAGATAGAGTTAAAGGTGTTCAAACAGTTAAAAATATTAACATTTCAAATAAAGCAGGCACATCATCAGGATACTCAGCATACGCATATGATATAACGGGTGCTACTCAAAATCAAGTAATATACCCTTCACTAGATCCAAGTATATTTGAAGTTCGTTATCCTAATTTAGATATTAAGGGGAAAGTTGTGCCTCTATAATATTTATAATAAAAAATGGCTGTTTATAAAATATTCCCTTATAAGGATGCTTCCATATACTCTTATTATCCGAGCATGAACTCGGGAATGGATGCCATAAGCGAAATATATAATACTATTACCCCAGAAGGAACCCCAGATGTAGCTCGTTTTTTAACGCAATTTGACTCCAACGAAATAGTAAATATAATCGATAATAAAATAAATGGCTCTACTTGGGATGTTCATTTTAAAGGATTTATAGCATCTGCCCAAGGAATCTCTTCAGAATATGATGTTGAAATCTATCCAGTTGCCCAAGATTGGAATAATGGAACTGGTGAATTTGGTGATTCACCTGAAACCCAAGATGGAATTTCATGGACATACTCTAACTATTCAGGATCAGGACTTTGGAGTGCTAGTGGATCAAATGGATCCGAACTATATACAAGTTCATTTAACCCCTCATTTTCAACTCAAGGAGGAGGTAACTGGTTTTATTCTGGGTCTGGGGTACCATCATATAAAGTAACTCAATCTTTTGGATTAAGAAGTGATAAGGATATAGATGTAAACGTAAAAACTATTGTAGATAAATGGTATAGCGGCTCTATCCCAAATTACGGATTTATAACTAAATGGGAAGACTCAGTTGAATTTACAAATAGCCAATATGTTCAACCTGTAGCAAAATACTATAGTGTTGATACAAATACAATTTATCCTCCACAATTGGAATTTAGATGGAGAGATTATTCAACAGTATTAACAGGTTCTTTAACAGGTAGTATAGTTACTACAACTAACCTAAAATTAGCTTTAAACGAAAATCCTGGAGTATTTTATACTGATAGTGTAAATAGATTTAGAGTTAATTCAAGCCCTTTATACCCTACACGTGTATACCAAACTTCATCTTACTTTGTAGATTTGAATTTTTTACCTACTTCTTCATTCTATGCTGTAAAAGACTTGGATACTGATGAGTTTATTATTAACTTTGATACTCAATATACTCAAATTAGCTCTGATGCTAGTGGGAATTATTTTGATATTTACATGAATGGACTTGAACCAGAAAGATATTATGCGATTTTAATCAAGACTATAATTAATGGTTCTACACTTATTTTTGATGATCAATATTATTTTAAAGTCATTAACTGATGAGTGAAAATATTAAATTAAATAAACAGGTATATAATAAAAATGATTATCAAAAAATCATTGACACCTCTTTCAAACAACTAGGTGTTCAAACTATTCAACAACAGTTAGCACAACAGCCTACTGTTAACGAATTTTTTTTAATGTATAATGATTTGTTCTATGATATTCCTGAAACAGGTGATGCAAATTCACATGAATATTTAATTAAAAAAAGTAGTGAATATATTGGATTTGATGCAAATAATGAAGAAATACAAGCTCTACAAGCTGAAATAGCTCAATTAAGAACTGAACTACTTGACGCTCAAAAACGAATAATAGAATTACAAACAGGAACCCCACTAGCTAACCCACAATAATGGCAGTAGAAATAGTACAAATAGACACCCAAGACTTAACTACTCAGTTATATGAATCTCAAGATACAAATTTGATATCTACTTTTGATGTCAATACTTCTCTATCTTCAAGTAGTTATATTGAGTATTTTATATATGATCTTAACCAAAATTTATTATCTACTGAATATAATTTCACCCAATATACAGTTTTAAATGATGGGCAATCAGCAGGTAGTGATGGAGTATTATCTCAAATTACAATCAACCCTGAACAAAATCTAATTAATAATGGGTTTACTCAAGGTGCTTATATTTCATACTATAACTTTTTAAATAAGCAAATAGGTTCAGATATTGAACAATTATATATTGCTGAAATATCTTCAGATAGAACTGAAATTAGATTAGATAGTACTGTTTTATCAAATCAAGACATAGTTGAAAAAACAAATGCCTTTATTCAACAGAGAGAAGATAGTACATATTTCTTAGATTTTTATTTAAATTTTGGAGACAATATTCTTTTTATAGCAAACAATATTGCTTTAGATAATCAAGATCCAAATAACCCAACTATATTAATTAAATTATATGAACCTCTACCTGAGGATTTTTTAGTTAATTCTACATTATGGGTTGTATCTTCTGTAGAAGAACCAATAGCATACCAAGTATCTTTTATAGAAGAACCAATAGTATTCAATGATACTTTAAGAATTAAAGGTCCAAATTTCAACATTGATTTAAAAGATCAAGTTAACAATTCCACACAAGAATTATCTTATACCGATTTAGTAACTACATCTTTAACTAGTTCCCAAAACCAAATAAATAGTTTATTAGAGGAAAAAGAAATAGATATCAATATTGACTACACTACATTTAGTGACTATATTCACTTTAGCTCAGCTCAAACTAGACTAGAAAATTTTTACTATAAAGTTAGTTTAATAGAACAATATTCATCCTCCATTGCTATCTTAAATACAACAAATTCATCATCAATAGCGGTTAGTGAAAGTAGTGCTGTTCTAGAATCTAAAATAAACAATATTATAACCAACTTTGATGGTTGGGATTACTATTTATATTACACTAGCGGTTCATGGGCTTGGCCTAAAACAAATACAGAACCACCTTACCAATTAGCTACAACAGGAAGTGTAGATGTTTTAAATTGGTTTGGTAGTACAAACGAATATAGTCCTCAATATGGAGGAATTATATTATCTGCCTCATTATATGATGAAAATAATAAAGATAACCTTTTATTCTCTATACCAGAATATTTAAGAGAAGACCCAAACAACGAACCGTATGAATTGTTCATTGATATGGTTGCCCAACATTTTGATAATATTTGGATATATTATAAGGATGTTACTCAAAAATTCAATGCTGATAACCGTTTAGAGTCTGGTATTTCAAAAGATATAGTAGCTGATGCTATACGTGATTTTGGAATTAAATTATATCAAAATAGTTTTTCCAACAATGATCTATATACTGCGTTTTTAGGTTTAACACCTGAGGGCGGTTTATTTCCATTCCCAAATATTACAGGATCTTTACCAACACCAAGTGGGTTTGAGTATATTGATACCTTAGTATCTGCATCCAACGATTATATACCGTTAGATGATGTGAATAAATCGCTATATAAACGCATTTACCATAACTTACCATACCTACTCAAATCAAAAGGTACCTTACCTGGTTTGCGCGCCCTTATCACCTCATATGGTATCCCTGATACTATATTAAGAATAAATGAGTATGGTGGAAAAGATAAAGTAGATTCAAACGATTGGGATTATTGGCAAAATGAATTTAACTATGCTTACTCTACAGAAGAAAATAACTTTATTTCCTCATCTTGGACTTTAAATAACGATTGGAATTCCCCAGATGATGTACCTTCTACTCTAGCATTTAGATTCCAAACACCAGGATTACCTACCGCAAATATTAGATACTCCCAAAGTTTATGGTCAAATGATTCTGGCTCAGCTGTTACTCTAAGATATACAGGTTCAGCATATTCTACAGGTTCATATTCCGGGTCTATTATTGACCCTTACTACCAATACGCTACTCTAGAATTTTACCCCGATGTAGCAAATATAACAGTTACAGCAAGCGTATACCTACCATTTTTTGATGGTGGATGGTGGTCTGTAATGGTAAATAGAAGTGGAAGTGAATTTACATTAAATGCCTCCAACAAAATATATGAGGGTGGAAATAACGGAACTATTTTAGGTTTCTATGAATCTTCCTCTATAACAGGAAATGATATACCTTGGGCTAACTCATCAACAAGTTATTTCCCAATCTCATTTTCAGCTGCAACAGTATCTGGGTATGATATAGTAACATACGACAATACTGCAATATATGATGGAACAGGATCATTAGCTGGATCATATGAACCATTCTCGGGTTCGTACCAAGAAATTAGATACTATACAACTGTTATTAGCTCAAGTGTGTTTAAGGATTATACAATGAATCCTTACTCAATTGAGGGTAACTTTTTAAATAGTACACCCAATGAACTAGCCTTTAGAGCATCCATTGGTGGAGAATTTTTTACTGAATCTATTTCTATACACCCTAAAGTAACAGGATCTTGGGTTATAACTCAATCATTCCCTACAGATAGTAATTTTTATTACGACTTAACTCCAATATTCAAACCAAACACTGAATATTTATTTTTTGATCAACCTGTAGCGGGTATTAAAAATGCTGTAAGTGATAAAATACGATTAGAAAATGATAACCTACCTTCGGGAAGTACCTTATCTCCATTTAGAAGATTAGCTCAAACAACCGAGGCAAGTGCAAGTTATACTCCAAATATTAACTTACTTGAGGTAGCATTTTCACCACAAGATGAGATAAATGATGATATTAATTCATCTATTGGATATTTTAATATTGGAGAGTTTATAGGTGATCCTGCTTTTAGATCTTCACGTTTAACTTCATACCCTAATTTAGATAAGTTAAGAAATGAGTACTTTGAAAAATACACTAAAAACTATAACCTAAACGACTTTATACGTTTAATAAAATTCTTTGACAATTCATTATTCAAAATGATTAAAGATTTTGTACCTGCTCGTACAAGTCTTGCTTCTGGAGTTGTTATTAAACAACATTTACTTGAAAGAAATAGATACCCTGAACCACAAGTATCTTGGGAAGATTTAGATATTTCTGGTACTATAAAATCTACTCAAGTATGGGACCCTATATCTCAAAGCAGTTATATATCTCATTCTTTAATTGAAGAATTTAGTGGAGGAACAGCTGGAATGTTTGAACCATTTAACTATGCTTCCAATACATCCCAAAACTGGAACGAAACTTACTCTACCCCTTCAGGATCCATTACTATATTACATGATTCACAAGATGAATTTTATAATGGTGAGTTTAGTGGCTCTATCATTATTGTTACAACTGGTAGTTTAAATCAACCATACCCACTTAGTTTAAGTGAGTTTGAATATACTCCTATAGTTTATAGGAATGGTTTATATGGACAAACTAATTTTTCAACACTTACAGAAGAACAATTTTTAAATACATCTACCCAACCACAATCGGGTGAGATGTTAATAATGATTCCTAGATGGAGAATAGTTCCCCCATTACTTAATGTAGTTAGAAGAGAAGCATTTATTAAAATTAGCAAACTTGATTGTAACGGAAATAATAATTCAATTCCATTAGGGCAAATTAATAATCTATTAATCAAATACACATCAAATTCAACATATACTAACTATCAAGTTTTAGATATATCTGAATTCCAAACATATTATTTATATAGAATAAATAACCAAGATGTTGATTTAGCGGGAGCTGGAATGGACAATGAAGTTAAAAACTATTATGTTTCTTCTTCAATTACAAGTTCTCAAACGTTACCATTAGTTATAGCCCCACAAGCTTTTCCACTTAGTGGTAAGTTAGATCCATGGGATACTAGTTTAGGGAATATAGCGCATTACGGAACCCCATACTTTCAAACCTCTTCAGGATATTTTACCCCTGAAAATACACCAAACATTCCTTTACAAATTACAGCCTCAATTAGAACTAGTGGCTCAGCTGGATCATTTAGACTAATGTTGGATAGACAAGGAGAATATTCAGCCTTATCTTTTCTCCCAATATCAGCAGGTTCAAATACAACAACTACTATCACAGCTTCATATTATGGGGTACAAGGAGATAAATTATATTTAAGAGCATATACAGCTAATATATTAAACCCTAACTTAACACTACTTTCTAGTAACATATTAATCACTCAAAGTATAACCCCTACAGCTTCTGTTTGCGACCATGTTATATTTGAGCCATATATTACAACAGCAAACTTCTACAATAGTGATGAAAATGCTATTATGAATAATGTATTTGAAGATAGAATTAGTACAACATTCCAAGATGTAGATTATTCTTCGGGTATATTAGTTCCAACTAATTTTGATCTTATAATAGAAGGAGATGCTCAAAGAGCGGCTGTTCAAGATTCAAATTATACTTTACTAAGACATACCAATCCAAGATATAACGGTAGTAAATCAACATCCCAAAGATTAAATCAATGGACATCAGGAGATAGTGGAACATACGGAAAATTACCTACAGTAGATACTTTAAAAACATGGGTAGCTTATGCTGAAACTATAGGAGGATACACCCCAGATAGAATGGATTGCTCTGGAATCATAGTAAAATATTTAATAGACCAGAATGGTAATGTTGATATTCCAAACACAACAGAAAATTCATTAAGTAATATTCAAGGTACTTTCCAAACAGGAGAAAGACTTATTATCAATACAGATTCAATAGGGTCCGGAGAAAGTTCATATAGAAATATTTTTAAAGGTGGATATAGAATTGAACCTATTTTATATACTCAAATAGGACATACTCCTCCAAATTGGACTTCTTCTATAAATTTATATAATTCTGAAATAGTCCAAACCATTACAGATAACACATGTGTTTCTACTTTAAATACATATTCTTCTATAAACACAGGACAATCAATATTTTACACAGAACATTATATAGGACAATACCAAGGATTTTCCCCAAGTTCTTCAGCAGGTTGGTCCATTCTATACGACGCCGGAAATAATAGATCTATTGATTGGCAATATAATGTAGATAATGATACTATAATTGAAGGGGTTAATCTCATAATAAATGCACAAATCGGATTAGCTAGATATAATTCCGTTGATCCCTCCCCAACAACAGTACAAATAAATTTATATAAAAATAATGGTGGAGATATAATATCAACTAAATTTGAAACCCTAACCCCAGGACAAAAGAAAGCAGTACCATTCTATATAGAATTAACTCCAGATATAGATTTTACCTCAACAGATGAATTTTATTTTGGGGTATTTCAAATTGATGGACCTGAAGAAAATACTGGGTATGGAACAACTCTTCAAGTAACATCTGTAAATCCACCAACATTTTTTAATATTTCTCAAGATCCTCTCCCTAGCCCATCACAAATAATTCCTGTGGGAACTAGCTCAATCTGGAATTACCCAACTTCATCCACATATAACCAGGTGTCATCTAGCCAAGCTGGAATTATATATATCCCAGAAGTTACCTCCTCTCTGAACTCATACTATAACCTCCCCGGGATACGCCAACAAAATATATCAGGATCAGGTTTTGAAAATATAACTTTAGATTGGTCGATAAAAGTAGGAGATGAATTTAGATTTGAAGGTAAAGAAAATAGAACATACATTGTTAAGAAAGTATTTACCCCAACAAACCAATCCCCTGAAAGAATATCAAATACAGGGTCTGTTGAGGTTCATTTAAATAGTGCTTTACCATCTTCATCTATTAATCTAGATCATTTTCTAATTCGAAGATACATTGATGATGCTGCCACTATTATATTTGAAGGCTTAAAACCAGGTAACTCCCAAGGCCCGTATATTATTAGACCTGAATTCGTAGTTCCTGCACTAAATAAAGATCTTGATTCATTTATTGTAGATCTTACGCAGAAAGGTTTGCTTTAACAATATTTATTAGTATAATATATTTATAATAAAATAAAAAATGGGATATCTTAATAATCAAGTTGTAACAGTCGACGCAATTTTAACAACAAAAGGTAGAGAATTACTAGCAAAAAACGATGGTTCTTTTAGAATCACACAATTTGCTTTAGCAGATGACGAAATTGACTACACTCTTTACAACCCTACCCACCCATCAGGGTCTTCATTTTACGGAGAAGCTATTGAAAATATGCCATTACTAGAGGCATTTCCTCAAGAAACACAAATTATGAAATACAAATTAGCTACTCTACCACGTGGAACAGCTAAATTACCTGTACTTGATTTGGGTTACACAGCAATTACTTTACAACAAGGAGCTGCACTTTCAATCACACCACAAACATTAAATTATCTAGGAAATACTCAAACATACGAAACTAGTGGATACTCAGCTACTATATCAGATGTTCGTTTATTAAACACATATACAGGAGTTGGTATTAATACAACAGCTGCTAACGAGGCAAATGTTAATGCTACTGCTACTTTAGGTACAAATGTTTCCAAAACAATTCTTGGAACACAGTTTAACTTAAGAGCAACTACTGTAAATACATTATTTGGTTCTAATACACAACTTGCAGCTACATTAACTGTAGTTGGTTTAGATAGTGGAGCTAGATTAACAATTCCAATTACTATTAATAGAGTTAGCTAATAAAAAATAAAAAATGAGCTTTAAAAGATTAGATCCCGAAGATTTTGTAGTAAGTAGTGACTCGATTACTTCTACTCTTTGGTCAACAGATTCCCCAACACTAACAGAATTTTATACTTCTTCTATTCAAGAAGCTGGTTCTGCAGGGAATTTTTACCTAAGTGTATATCAAACTGCTTCTACACAAGATACAGCAGCTACCCAATTTGATATAGTATATTGTGATTCTGTAGGTAGTGGAAGTGTATTGTATAATAATATTGTTGATGGTAATTCACCTTCAAAAACAATGTATGGGCAATATCGCTCTCTTATATTAGAGGATGAGAATGCAAGTTTTATATTTGGTTCTAACACTAACGTAATTACTGGATCAAATTTCTGGGTATTGTCTGTTGAGCGTGCTAGATATAAAGAATCATTATTCCCTGGATCTCTAAATTTAACTTTATCTGGATCAGGTGGAGTAATCCAATTAACAGATAATTCAAATGATGTATTGGTAAATACATTTATTGGCTCAACTAGAGTATTCCAATTAGTTTCTGGGTCAAATGGATTTGGAATTTCGGGTGGAGGATATGTAGCTGGATCTGGTTCATATGGTTTAGTATTCCCTGATCTTGGAACTGTTCTATTGAACCCTGCAGCAATTTCCCAATCAATTGGAGTAACCGCTGGAAGAAATTCCGACACAGATGACTTTAACAATAGAGTACTTTACTCAGCTATTAGTGGAGGAGCTAGCTTTTCATTAAATTCCCAAGAAACAATAACTTCAGACTATATATTTGTTAGATCTAGAAATAGTGAATTCAATTACTCAGAAAACCCAACATTTATTTCAGGGTCAACTGGGGAAGTAATTTATAGTGATTTTATCAATCACCCACAAACATATGTTACTACTATAGGATTCTATAATGATTCAAACGAATTGTTAGCTGTAGCTAAAATGTCAAGACCTTTACTTAAGGACTTTACAAAAGAATCACTTGTTAGAGTAAAATTAGATTTTTAAGAATGAATGAGCGTATTCAAGCCATTTATAACTTCGGACGTTGTAGTCTCACCCTTTAAGGTAAATAAAAACTTTTACTTTGAAGGGATAGCTGCATTGACAGGTTCCGGAATAGATCTATTTTTAGGGGAAAACACAAACCCAACACTTTGGGTTTCTGGCTCAACCTCAACAGGTTATAACTCAATCCAAGATCAATTTCTAGTATATCGTTCCATTAGAGAACTTTACTACTATAATTATATTGATGGAGTTGATGGATCCTCAGTAGCAACAGCATCATTTAATCCTGATGGTACTATTACAGGTTTACTTTATACTCCAAATTCATACAATTACTTATCAAATACTTTACCTGCTAATAGATATTTCCCAACAGGTTCTGGAGATACAATAGGAGTAATTGCTATACCTTCAAACTTATTTGGAGAGTATATCAAACCAGGAACATTTACTTTATCGTATGAGAGTGGTTCTTTTACAGATGATGGTGAAGGAAATATTATAACAGGAAGTTCAAAAGTAGGAGATATTATATATGAACATGGGATGGTTATTATAACTCATGATGAAACTTTAAATCTTTTAAATTTAAACACTTATACTCCTCCCCCACTACAACTGACAGCTCCAAAAGAATTAACACCATCTAAAACACTTCAACCCCCGATCCCTCAATTATTTAATCAATCTATAATAATATCTCAAAATATAACGTGTTCATTTGATAGTACTATTACTATCTATGAATCTCAATATAAATGTACTATTAGAGAAAACGAATTTAACTTTTCACAAAACCCAACACTAATCTCAGGTAGCTCAAATAGTGGTAAAGTGTATGATTACGCTACAGGTTCATATTTTAATCCATATGTTACAACTGTAGGTTTATATAACAATGATAAAGAACTATTAGCTGTAGCTAAATTAGCCCAACCATTACCTCTATCAGCAGTAACTGATATGAACATACTAATTAACCTAGATTTATAATATGTGGTTATACCAAGATAAAAAAATATATGACATTTCTCAACTCCCCGAGTGGACATATGGTTTTGTATATATTGTAACTCATATTCCTACTGGTAAATCTTATATTGGAAAAAAAGTACTTTACCATAACGTAAAGAAAAAATTAACTAAAAAAGAATTAGCTGAACAAACTGGTCCTGGACGTAAACCAACTACCAAAACAACCCAAAAAGAATCAGATTGGAAAACATATTATGGTTCTGCTAAACCAATATTAGAGTTAATTAAACAGGGAAAACAAGAAGAATTTACAAGAAAAATTTTATGTCTTTCACATAATAAAAAAATACTAACATATCTTGAAAGTAAATATCTCTTTAAATATGAGGTATTAGAAGACCCAGAGGATTGGTTTAACGATAATATCCAGGGCCGTTTTTTCAGAAAAGACTTTGATACCCAAGATTAAGGTTGTATTTTAATGGTTATGGTAAATGAATTACTAGTTAATTTAGTAAATTCTGTTTTAGGAACAGGTAAAAGAACAGCACGTGGTAATCAAGCATACCACTGTCCTTTCTGCCACCACTCAAAACCAAAACTAGAAGTTAATTTTACAGAAAATAAGCAAGGTAACAATCCTTGGAACTGTTGGGTATGTGGTAAAAAAGGTAAAAAAATATCTACTCTATTTAAACAAATAGAAGTTTCCCCTGAAATATTTGCTCAACTTAAACCACTAGTTAAATCTGGAAGTGATGTTGAAGAAGTAATATCTTCCACTATAGTTGAACTCCCTAAAGAATATAAACCATTTGATGATAGTATCATCTCCAGACATGCCTTAGCGTATCTTAAAAAACGAAATTTATCCAAAGGTGATCTTTTAAAATACAATATAGGATATTGTGAATTTGGGCAATATTCAAATATGGTTATTATACCATCATATGATTCAACCGGTAAATTAAATTATTTTACCGCGAGATCATTCGAGAAAGACCCTTACATCAAGTACCGCAACCCCGAAGTGTCTCGCGATATAATCCCGTTTGAATTGTTTATTAATTGGGATTTACCTATTATATTGTGTGAAGGTCCATTTGATGCAATAGCAATAAAGCGAAATGCTATTCCATTATTTGGAAAAAATTTACAACCATCTTTAATGAAAAAAATCGTTACCTCAAAGGTACAAAAAATATATATTGCTTTAGATAATGATGCTATTAAAAAGGCATTAGAATTCTGTGAATTGCTTCTTAACGAAGGTAAGGAAGTATATTTAGTGGAATTAAAAGGGAAAGACCCAAGTGAAATGGGATTTGAACATTTTACAAAACTAATCCAAACCACCTCTCCATTAACCAACTATAAACTAATGGAGAAAAAACTCCAATTTATATGAAAAAAAGGAACATTAAAAAAACTTATAATAGAATCCTTGAAATTTCAGAAGACGCCCAACAAATCACTCTACCAGATTCTAGGTACTACCGTAGAAATGGAAACTATTACCCCTCAGTAACATATGTTTTATCATATTATCCTAAAGGTAAGTTTTTTGAGGATTGGTTAAAAAAAGTAGGATATGCTTCTGAACATATTGTTAAAAGAGCAGCTGAAGAAGGAACCCAAGTACACGAGTTATGTGAAGATTATTTAAATGGTAAAGAACTCCATTTTTTAAATAGTGCTGGAAAACCCCAATTTAACCCAGATGTTTGGCAGATGTTTTTACGTTTTGTTGAATTTTGGGAAGAATTTAAACCCACTCTAATTGAAACAGAAGTACACCTATTCTCAGATAAACTTAAAGTAGCAGGTACATGCGATTTAATTGTTGAACTTGATGGAGAATTATGGTTGCTAGATTTAAAAACCTCAAATCAACTCCAATCAACATATGAACTCCAAACAGCCGTTTATGGTCAGTGCTATGAAGAATGTTTTGGAAAGAAAATAGATCGTTATGGTATTCTATGGTTAAAATCCTCTAAACGTAAAGCATCTAAAGGTAAAATGCAAGGTAAAGGGTGGGAAATTGTTGAATCTAATAGAACATTTGAAGAAAATATTGATATTTTCCAAACAGTTAAAAAATTATTTGACCTTGAAAACCCAACACATTCACCCATATTCACCGAATTTAGAACTATAGCTAAAAGGGATATGTAATATGTATAAACATGATAAGTTTAGTTCAACTTTTAAAGGAAATCCAATCTGGACCTAAAGCAATTTTTATGGCTGGTCCTGCTGGAGCTGGTAAAACTTTTACGCTTAATAAATTAGGAATTAAGGGTTTTACTATGATAAATGTAGATGAAGACTATGAAGAACTTCTTAAAAAAGAATTAGGCAAAGAAGACTTTGCCTCTATGTCCCCCGAAGAACTATCCCAAGCAGGTAAATTAATGGGACGAGCTAGAGTAACCACCAGAGAAAAAGAACTTCAATCAGTAGAATCTTTACAAAATATTGTAATTGATGGTACGGGTGCTGCTTCTAAACCATTACTCAAGAAAAAATTAGAACTAGAAGCAAGAGGATATGAAACGTTTATGATTATGATCTATGTTTCCCCTATGACCTCTTTAAAACGAAATGCTGAACGGGGTAGAAGTTTACCTACAAGTGCTGTATTAAAAAGTTGGCAAGGTTTAGTTTCAAATATTGATTTATATAAACAAGAGTTTGGAGATAATATTGTATTAATTAACAATGACCCAGAAGATGTTGACAAATCATTTGATCCTAAAACAATCCAACAACTATTTCCTATGCCTAAGGGTAAACCTAAAACACCTGAGGAATTAGCTAAATCAAAAGCTGATAAAGAAAAAACAGATAAAGCTATTGAATCATTATTGAATATAGAACGTGAATTTGATACGTTTGATGAAGCTAAACAAAAAGTAACAAATTTTATAAATGAATAAATTAGCTAAATCTTTATTAGTAGGATTATTAGAAAACGAATCCCAAGTAACTGCCTTGTATGGTGGTGGGTTTAAACCTCCTACAAAAGGTCATTTTGAAGTTGTTGAAAAAACCCTTAGAGATCACCCCGAAATAACAAAATTTTATATTGTAATTGGGAGTGGAGTTCGAAATAATATAACTCAAGATGAATCATATTCTATATGGAACATCTACAAACAATATTTACCTTCTCAAGTTGAGATAGTAACAGCCCAATCACCTTTAAAATATATTAAAGATTACCTTGAAGAAAACCCAGATATAAAAACATATGCTGTTTTAGGTACAAGGGAAGGAAATGAAGGAGATATTGAAGACTTTGTTAAACGAAAGGAGTTTTTTGAAAAATATGGAGATAATGTTGAAGTATTAAACATTGTAACGGGAGATGGGATTAGTGGAACTAATGCTAGAAAAGCAGCAACCCAATCAAAAGAAGAATTTTTTAAATATATCCCAACCCAACTAACAGATAAAGAAAAAAATACAGTTTTTGGGTATGTAGCTTCTGTTATTAAAGAAAATATAGAAACCCCTAAATTTGATTACACCCCTAAAATTAAATCACTTACAAAATATATGATTGAACAAGGTTTAAATATTCAACCTTTACCAAAAGTTAAATTTGTAAAAGATGATGCTAAAAATGCCGAAGATTTCTTTGGTAAAACAGCCTACTATGATTCGGATAACCGCATTATAGTACTTTATACTATGAATCGTCATCCAAAAGATATTATGCGTTCATTTGCGCATGAAATGATTCACCATATGCAGAATTGTGAGAACAGATTAGATAATATCACAACACAAAACACTAATGAGGGTGGTGATTTACCTGAAATTGAAAGAGAAGCATATGAAAAGGGTAATATGTGTTTTAGAAATTGGACAGACACTTTAACTGAGGGAATTTTAGTTGAAGGTAGATATGATAAAATCTCAAATCAGATATCTTCAACTATTTTTAATCAATGGAAAGAAGATTATGAAAGTGGAGCGGATGCCTCACGTTATGAAGAAACATTTGAAACAGATGATTTAATGATAGACGTGGATGCTAATATTTCATTTATACCTGAGTTAAATGATTTAAATATTGATGGTGGGGCTGATTCGAACACGGATTATTTAGAAATTCGTTTTGAAGTAGATCCTAAACTTTTACCTAAAATGTGGTCTGAAATATCAATGAATTTAAAGGATGTTGTTAGACACGAAATCGAACATTTAACTCATGGAGAAGGTTTTAATTTAAAACCTGGTAAGTTCCTGGAAGATGACCAGTTAATCAGAAACCTGATTGATGCTAAACTACTCCCTAAAGCAGAATACTTTAAACTTGAAAAAGAAGTAGATGCTCAATTGCAAGGAATGTATTTTAGAGCAAAAAAAGAAAAAAGACCATTCATAGATGTACTTGACACTTACCTAAACTCCCAAAAAATTACCCCAGAAGAAAAAGAAGAAGTTCTAGATATTTGGAGAACCAGAGCAAAGGCATTATCTTTACCCAAATTCTAAGATGATTAGTTTAAAAAAAATATACGAAGAAATCAAACCAAAATACATTATCTTTTGTGATATGGATGGTGTATTAGTTGACTTTGATAAGGGTTATGAAGATTTAACTGGTGTTCACACCAAACATGCTGATGTTCAAGATAAAAATACTTTTTGGGATGTCTTTAAAGATAGTTTAAAAGAAAAAGGTATGTCCGAATACGAATATTGGGCTGGTTTAGATTGGGAAAAAGGTGGACCCATGCTTTGGAACTATATTAAATCGTATAACCCATACATTTTAACATCCCCCTCCTTAAACCCAGAATCTAGAGAAGGAAAAAGAGATTGGGTTACTCGCCTAGATAATATGAAAAATATATATTTTAGAAAAGCCTCTAGCAAAGCAGATTTCTCAGGAAAAAATAAAATACTTATAGACGATAGAGCAGATACTATTGAAAAATGGAATGCTAATGGTGGTATAGGAATCTTACATGACCCTAAAAACCCACAAGCAACCATAGATACATTAAAAGAACTAGGATTATAATGTCAGATAACGTTTTAAAAAAGCAATTTTCCGAAAGGGATATTCAACGTATTCGTAACCTTGTTAAGGGTAAGAATGGAGAAAAAATTACCCATGGTATAGGTTATACACAAGAAACAACAGATCATGTTGAAGGTGATGTATGGCAAGAAGATGGTCGTTCTTGGACTATTAAAGATGGAATTAAACAAAATATTACTAAATTAGATAAATTTAAAAAAGTATCTGTTCCTTTATTTTGTCCTTCTTGCAAAGGTGTAATGGATAAACAATTGGATCCCCACTACTATAAATCATATGGTTCATGTTTGGATTGTCGAACTGAATTTGAAACCAAACTCAAACTTGAGGGAAAATGGGAAGATTATGTTAAAGACACATACAATAAAGAAATAGATCAAACAATAGAAGAATATAAAGTTTTCTTTAAAGAAAGACTAGAAGAAAGTAATCTAGGTACAGTTACTGAAAGTGGTGAAGTCGAAAAATGGGTAGGTTCTGTTAATAGAGAACGTGCCGAGGAATCATTAAATGAAGTAATAACATATTTAGAAAACTTAAAGAAGTAATGGAACTATTAACTGTATTTACAACTGTTACAGTAGCATTAATAACTGCTGTGTTTGGCCCTATTATTGTTAGTTGGGTTAAAATTAAAATGGAAAAGAAATCTGCAACTACTCCAATGCATGATGCTCTTGAAACATCTACTTTAATAGACAATCAATTAGAGGATATGATAGATGAATTGGAGTGTGATAGAGTTTGGATAGCTCAATTCCATAATGGAGGTCATTTTTACCCAACGGGTAGATCCATCCAAAAATTCTCTATATTCTATGAGAAAACATCCCCAAACATCCCTTCAATCCAGACAACATTCCAAAATATACCAGTTTCTTTATTTCCAAAAGCACTTTCTAAAATATATAAAAACGGAGAACTAACTGTATTTGATGCTACATTAAGTGAGGAAACATATGGTGTAGAACCATTCACCACCCAATTTGATACAAAATCTATTTGTATGATAAGCTTGCATAGTTTAGACAATCATGTAATTGGTATATTAGGGATATCGTTTAAAGATGCTCACCATATGGAAAAAGATGAGTGGATTTACCTAAGACAAAAAGTAGGAGTGATAGGAACACTACTTTCCGAATATTTATACCAAACAAATAAAAAATAAAATGGCAGATAATTTTGACTTAAGAAAATTTTTAACCGAAAATAAAACGTTTGAAAAATTTAATCCTATAATCTCTAAAGAAAATCTTTCTGAAGGTGATCTTCGCTCTAAGATCCGTGAAATGATCTTAACTGAACTCAACCCAGATAACTATGATTATGAGGAAGAAGACATATACGGGGACTATGATGATGAAGAAAAAGATTACTTCCCTCACGTTAGTGATCTTGAAGATGAACCTGTAGAAGACTATGAGCTTGAAGAAGCTAAAAAGAAAAAAGAAGAAGAAGTTGAAGACGTTGAAGTAACAGACACTGAAACAGAAGACCTACCAGGTGATATGCCCGAAGAAACTCCAACAACTGATGGTGGTTTAGAAGATATTGCAGCTAACATGGAAGGTACTGAAAGCGAATTAATGAAAAATCTAATGGATGCTCTTCAAATCGCTAAAGGAATGAACAATGAAAAATTGGAAACACAAATTGGAAACACACTTAAATTCTTCGTTAGCGAATATATTGGGGGTGGAGAACAATAAATCAAATCTATAATTAAAATCAAATTTATGAACACAACAGAATTAGTAGAAGCAATGGAAGCATTGCTAGAAACAGTAAAAACAGAAAACTCAAAAACAGCTAAAGCAGCTCACGGACGCGCTCGTAAAGCAGCTAGTGAATTGAAAAAATTAGCTGGTGAATTTAAAAAAGTGTCTTCTGCTGAAGACAAAGCTTAAAATATGACTAACAAGGAGATAAATAACATATTGAATGAAATTATAACTCCTGAAGTTAAAAAAAGAGCTGATCAAATCGAGATGGCTATTATAAAATCTCGAGGAGAAAAAATTTTTAATAGTAAGGGTGCGGGTGCTGGAAAGTATATCCGCGCCACTGCTATTAACCAAGCTAAAAAAGCAAATGAAAAAGAAGTAGAGCAATCTCTACAAAAACCTGAAGCTAAAGAAATGAAAGAGGATAAATTACGTGAAATGGTTAGAGCTGCTTTGTCTAAACCTTTAGATGAGAAAAAAGCAAAACCTGATTTTTTAGATATTGACAAAGATGGAGATAAAGAAGAATCAATGAAAAAAGCATCTCAAGATAAAAAATCAATGCAAAATGAGGATCTTGACCTAGGACACGAAGATGATGAACCTCATATGCTTAAATCAGATCTATATCGTATCGGAAAATATGCTATGGAACTTTACAAAATGGTTGATCAATTTGAAGGTGAACAAGAAGTTGATTTCCCGCATTGGTGGCAATCAAAAATTATCCAAGCCAAATCAATGCTAGTTTCAGCAAAACATTATCTTGATTTTGAATTAAAAGAACCACAAATTGATGCTATGACTAGTGTTATGAATCAAGAAGAGGTGATTGATGAGATGTCAAAAAAACAAATCAAAAAAAGAGGTGAGATTTATGATGCCCTAAAATCACAAGGGATGTCTGATGAAAAAGCAGGTAAAATTGCTACTTCAAAATCTATGAAAATGAAAGAAACGATTGCAGAAAAAATAATGCAACGTCTTAAAGATAAAAAATAATGACGCGAGAAGAACTCATAGCACGTATTAAACAACTTGCCCCCGAAGTTGTCAAGGGGCGGGAACAAGCAGAAGAAGCTGCCGTTGAATATGATGAACTTACAAAATTCCCCGAGTTAAAACAGGTTATTATTGATTTAATGACAAATGAATTTAGTAATTTTTTATCCTCAATTGATTGGGTTGCTCCACGTCCTACTACTTTCCGTATTAATTTGAAAAACGGACAAGATTTTTATCTTACATATGGTAAACGCAGTTGGATTGCCCAAGTTGAAGGCAAAAAATACTACCTACTTAATCTCCCAGAAGAAGAAAGAGCAGCAGAAGCAATCGGACGTATTTTAAAATATGGATCCAAAGCAGAACCGGAAGCACCTTTAGAAGATACAACAATGGAAGAAACTCCACCAGTTGAGGAAACACCACCAACAGAAACCCCAGAAGAAACACCGGCATAAAATGGACGTTTTAGAACAATTTTTATATAGTATAGCATACAAATTCCCTAAAGGATATCCTGATATGAAAAATAAACAGGATATCTTAATTATTGAGTCTGAATTAAAAAAAATGGGGGTAGATTTAGAAGAAGCTAAAGGCCCATTTGAAAAATTATCATCTAAAGCCCAAGAAGTAGCTTTAAACATATCTAAAGAACTACAAATCCCCAAAGAAAATATTCTTTCTGATGCTGCTAATCGTATCCTTATTCTAACAGATGATTCTAGACCTGGTGTTTTACGGAAATTAGTTGATATGGGATTTGAAAGAGACCCAAATATTAAAGGTTCATCCCAAGGTGGAGTAAAATCACCAGAAGGTATAGAAGTAATCCTTAAACCACTTTCAGGCCAAGGAGCTCAATCAGCAGGAAAAGTAAACGAAGCATCATTTAATGATTTAATTAATAATAAAGTAGCTGAAAATGGAGGCCCTATAACTGTTGTATTAAAAAGCTCCAAGAAAAATATCAAAATACCTAACGTACAAAATGCAAAAGATGCATCAGTAGAAGGTGCAACTGAATTTGCAAAAGCAGATACTCAACTTTTAGATCCTAGTAATAAAGTAGTAGCTAATATTTCTTTAAAGAAAAGGGATGCTATCCGATGGGAAAGTTCTAAAAGTAGACCCATTGGAGGAGTAAATATATTTAAAGCATTCCTAGACAAAGTTGGAATTGTAGGATCAGATGATGAAGTTGGGGATTTTGAAAATGTAGTTCTTTATCCTTTAGATAGACAAGGAAAATATAAACTATATAATCCAACAACAAATCAAGTACTCTCCAAAGTAGTAGTTAAAAATACTCCCGAAGATGTTTTAGAACAAGTAGTATTTGGAAAAGATAACCCAAAAACAATAGTAGTTAAAGAAACATTTGAAGGTGGATATGATGATTATACATTTGAAAATGGAATTTTAACTTTAAATTGCCATATTATATATGATGATATTTCAGATATAGAAGGAACATTTGATGAACCTGTATTTGCTTTTTCTAATCATATCGGTCAAGCCTATGGAATTGAATTTAGATCTTTTAGTAAAGGATTATTATATAAAGACCAAGACCTAAAAGGATCTAGTGCAGAGATAGATTTTAATGATTTAAAATAATGGAACGCTTACGTAAACTAATAAAAGAAGTATTATCTACACCACCCAAAAAAGATGAGTGTAATTGTGGATGTCATACATGTGAAAATGTTGGTAATCCCGGAGTGCTTATAAACGAAAGTTTAGTTAAAAAAGAAATACTATCGGAAAATCTGCAATATCATGTGGATAATCAATTACCACTTACAGAAAACACGTTCCGATATGGCTCTGAAGCTTTCCTTAATTTATGGTCGGAAGCTCGTTATCTGTATGTCCGTGAAGCGATTCATGTAAATGAAGATGATAGAGAAATTTTAACAGAAACTGATTTAGGTGAATATGGAATATATGAAGGTGTTAAAGTACCATTGGACATACCTATGTTAGAGGAAGACGAACTAGAAGAAGCAAAAGATAAAAAGAAAAACCCACCAATTGGAAAACCAAAACGTGGTGGATCTAAAAAATTCTATGTTTATGTTCGTAATCCAAAAACTAAAAAAATTAAAAAAGTTAGTTTTGGAGGCACAACTGGATTATCTGTTAAAATCAATGACCCTAAAGCTAGACAAGCATTTGCGAAAAGACATAGATGTTCTGAAAAAACTGACCGTACAAAACCTTCATATTGGAGTTGTAGAATCGGTCGTTACTGGAAACAACTAGGAGGTGCAAAAAACTTTAGTGGGTATTGGTGATAAAAATATTATGGGACCTATAGAAAAATATTTAGAAAAACTCGAATCTAAAAGAACATTAAAAGAAGATTCAACAAATATATCTCCAAAAGTCCAAGCATTTTTGGATGAATGTGATCGTTTAAATAGGATTTTACAAGACGATGAGTTATTTGAAAAAGAAAGACAAAAGTATTAAATGAATAGACTTCAAAAAATAATACAAGAAGTCCTACAAGAGGAAAAAAAACGCGACAGATGTTTACGCATTGCTGATCGCAAATTCGATAAACCTTCCGCTTACAAATCTGGTGCTGTAGTTAGATGTCGTAAAGGAGATATTTGGAAAGACCTAAAAGAAACAGACAACCCTCAATCAGGTAAAGCTGCCCCTTACGGATCAGGATATGCTAAATTAAAAGAAACTATTCTAAACATTATCCAAGAAGACGAATCTTTACGTAAATGGTTTTCACGTAAAGGTGAACCTGGTAAAAAAGGTGGATGGGTAGATTGCAATACTTGCCGTGAAGTAGACGGAAAAACAAAATGTAAAGCATGTGGTAGGGAAAAAGGAGAAACACGCTCAAAATATCCTTCATGTCGTCCTACAGCAGCACAATGTAAAACACCTGGAAAAGGTACTAAATGGGGAAAAACAAAATAATATGGATAATTTTGATTTAAAAAAATATTTAGCTGAAGGTAAATTATATGAGGCGGCAATGTCTTGCCCTTTACCTACCCAAGATTTAGAATTAAACACTAGAAATAGAGATTCAGCTATCAAAGCAGACTATATTAAATATGGTCCTTTAAATGTTGATGAACCTGGTGATTACTGGGATGAATTAGCAGAACATTGGGACACAACAGTTGAAGCAGCTAAACAATCTTTATGTGCTAATTGTGCTGCATTTGATATTTCCCCAAGAATGGAAGATTGTATGCCCGGCCCATTATCAGATGAAGATGGAAGACTAGGATATTGTTGGATGCATAGTTTTAAATGCCATTCTGCTCGTACTTGTAGAACATGGGCAAAAGGTGGTCCTATTGAAAAAGATAGCATATCTTACGAGTGGCAAGAGCGTAAAGGAGAATGATTTCATATAAAAAACAACTATTGACTACTATAGATGGAATCAAAGTATATTTGATTGATTCCTCTATTTTAAGTAAATTATACCCTGTATGGAACAATTATCTAGGTAGCCATCATTATGGTAAAGAAAGCACCCACATACCAGAGGACGAAATATTCATCTCAGATAAGACTCCTTTGGATGAAATTGAAAAAGTAATATTGCATGAATATGTGGAGAGAGCTATAATGAAAACTTTAGAACTTAAATACAATATGTCTCCTAAACAAGCCTGGGATATAGCCCATTATTTTGTTAAAGATAATCTAGGTTTATGACCCCATACACTGACATAGAAGTTACAGACAAATATATTATTCGTGAGTTTAACGAAAATATAGACCCAATTGAACTTTTATGGCACCGTGATGATGAATCTAGAACAATAGAGATACTTGGAGAAACAGATTGGAAATTGCAACTTGATAATCAATTACCAACCTCACTAAACGAACAAATCCATATCCCTAAACATATGTGGCACAGAGTAATTAAGGGAAATGGTAATTTAAAATTAAAAATATATAAATCATGAAAAAACAAGATTTAAAACAATTAATTCGAGAAGAGCTTATAGTCTCTTCATATGAGTTAATGTTTGAATCTGTTAATCCTGATAATCATTATGATTTTGAACATACTCGTAAAAATTTATGGGTGTTTAAAGATAGAAAGGATATTCAACATTTTATAATTTTAAACCAATCCCTTTATAAAGGAGATACAATAGCTGAAATTAAATTTGGATGGGTAGATGAAAACGGAAATAAACGTTATGATAAACCCCCCACATATGATGAAAAAATATTTAACACATTTATCTATATTTTCTTAAACGAAATTTTAAAATACTATACAGAATATTTTACAGAATTTTATTTAGAAGCTAATGATAATTTACGTCATAGATTGTATAGACAAACATTAAATAAATTTTTAGATAAAACAAAATACACACTAGAAGACATAATAGGAAAAAATACTATAGTAATTAAACCAATTTAATAAACATTTAGACTAGATCTATAGCCTAGTCGCTTAAAAAATATTTTTGGAGTTGTAGCCCGATCTTTGGATTGGGCTACTTTTTTTTGTATATTAAAATTATAAAATATAATATGGATAAAAAAATTGTAGTAGTTGGTGGTGGTGTAGCGGGTGCTCATGCCATAACAAAGTTAGTAGATAATGGTTACCCTGGAGAACTCATTACAGTAATTGATATGGGTAAAGACCCATATAACCGAAAACCAGAAGAGGTAATGTCAGGTTGGCTAGGGAGTGGAGGATTCTCTGACGGTAAATTAACATATCACCACATGATCGGAGGACAACTTTCAAAATATTGTGGAGAAGAAAAAGCATACCAGTTAATGGATGAAGTTATAGAAACATGGAAACGATTCCACCCAGACCCATCCAAAATCATGTACTCAAACCCAACAGAAGAACCAGATTTCATTAAACCATATTTCGGTCTGCGTTTATTTGGGGTTTATCATATTGGAACTGACTACCTACACGAAATAGGAAAAAATTGGTACGATTATTTAGTATCTAAAGGTGTAGAATTTGTATGGGAACATAAAGTTTATAGTATTGATTTTACTAAAAATGAAGTATCACTTGCAAACCATCACTTTGCAGGTGAAATTCAATATGATGAGCTTATATTTGCTGTAGGTAAATCAGGTATTGACTTCGCTCAACAACTAGCAAACGAATATGAATTACCAGATGAACCTAAATCAGTACAAATTGGAGTTCGATTTGAAGCACCACAAGAACACTTTCAAAAATTAATTGATATTTCATATGACTTTAAGTTATATAGAAAATTTGATGATGAAGGTGTTTCATTACGTTCATTTTGTACAAACAATAATGCTGCTTATGTTGCTGTAGAGGAAACTTATGGTGATCATTCATATAATGGCCACGCAAAGAAAGATGAAGCATATAGAAACAATATGACTAACTTTGGTATATTAATGGAAATTAATGGTATTGAGGATCCATTTACTTGGTCACGTAATGTGGTAAACCAATTACAATATACCTATAAACCTCATAACCCATTAGGGAATGATAGAACTGGTTTGTATTATTCTCCTTCAAGAAAACCTTCAAGAACGTCTGAAGGATATGAAGTATCTAGTACCCAAATTAGTTTAGATACATTAACTCATGTTGTTGAACCTGTTATGGAAGGTTACTTTAAATATGTTATGGATTTTATTCAAGACATGAAAAAAGTATT